CTTCAGTTATGAAAAAGCGTATGAAGACTTAGAAATCGTTAATCGCGGCGTAAATATGATCGTAGATGATGTAGCTGAGATTCCTACTACTGTTTCTAGAGATAATGCTTTTCGAGGCGTAGTTCCTGGTATCAAGAGATCTAAGGTAGAGATTCTTTTAAACAAATCTCCTAATCCTTATCAAGACATTAACAGCTTTAAGCGTAATCTTATTACTGATTTTTTAATTGATGGTAATATCTTTATGTACTTTGATGGAGCTCATCTCTATCATTTACCGGCTACAGATGTACGTATTCATTCTAGTAAAGAGACGTATATTGAAAAGTTCACAATGCACGATATTACATTTAGTCCTGATGAGATTATTCATATTAAAGAAAACTCTTTCCATTCCATATATCGTGGAGTCCCTCGACTAAAGCCTGCATTACGTACTATGATTCTCATGAAAAGCATGAGAGTCTTCCAAGATAACTTTTTTAAGAATGGAGCAGTACCAGGTTTAGTACTTAAATCTCCTAATACACTCTCCGAAAAAATTAAAGAACGTATGATGGTTTCTTGGCAAGCAAGATACCGTCCAGACGCAGGAGGAAGACGACCTCTTATCCTAGACGGCGGAATCGAAGTAGATTCGATTTCAAACGTAAATTTTAAAGAATTAGATTTTCAAACTTCGATAGATGACAATGAAAAGATTATTTTGAAGGCGCTTGGAATCCCTCCAATTATGTTGGATTCTGGTAACAACGCTAACATTCGCCCAAATATGCGGATGTATTATCTTGAGACTATACTTCCTATTGTTCGAAAAATTAATTATGGACTCGAAAGATTTTTTGGTTTCGAACTAAGTGAGGACATTTCTGATATTCCCGCTTTACAACCAGAATTACGAGATGCTTCAGCATACTACACATCTCTAGTAAATGGCGGTATTATTACTGCAGCAGAAGCAAGAGATCGATTAGGTTTTGAACCTATCGAAGGCACAGAAGAAATACGCGTTCCTGCAAACATCGCAGGTTCAGCAACTAACCCAGATGAGGGCGGACGCCCTGTCGAAGAAACGGAGGAATAATGGGAAGTTTAAGACAAAGAGGCAAGGTCCTCGAAGCAGTATCAATGGTAATGCTAGAAGAAGGAAAAATACTTAGTAAGCGTGAGTATGAACATATTGAAGCACGAACACCTATTCGAGCAGGACTTGTACTGAATTTTTTTGGGAGCTGGAGTCGCATGTTAGGTATTATGCAGAGCTCTCTTCCAGAAGTGTGGGCAGAAATTAAGAAGAAGGAAAATCCTCCTCCTAAACCAAAACCTGCTCCACCTAAAGCACCAAAGCCAGAACCTAAGGTTGCGGTCAAGCCTGCTGTTAAACCAGCAGTTAAAAAGGATTAAGATGATGAATAAAATCTTTAATCTGACGTCTACTTTCAAGACTCATGAACAGGACGATGGCTCTGTCATGATTCGCGGAATGGCAAGTACAGCTGATTTTGATCGCGCGGGTGACTCCATCTCAGCAGAAGCTTGGCAGAAAGGTGGACTAAAGAACTTTGAAAAAAATCCAATTATCTTGTTTAATCATGATTATGACAAGCCAATTGGCCGAGCTACTGGTCTGAAGTCTGGGCCCAATGGTTTGGAGTTAGAATGTAAGATTAGCAAGTCTGCACCCGCTAATGTTGCAGAGCTAGTTAAAGACGGTGTTCTTGGGGCCTTTTCCGTAGGTTTCCGAGTCAAGGATGCTGATTATATTAAGGAAACCGACGGACTTATGATTAAGGACGCTGAGTTGTTTGAGGTATCTGTAGTATCGGTACCGTGCAATCAATCGGCTACTTTTTCGCTCGCGAAGTCTTTTGACTCTTCTGAAGAGTACGAAGAATTCAAAAAAACTTTCACAAATCGTGTAGATCTAGCAGGTCAGTCTCTGGCTAAGGATGAAGTTATTACTTCGGGAATAGCTAGTGACACACCTCAAAGCGCGGATATTAATTCCGCAGATCAGGAGATCAAGATGGATAATCAAAACATCGACTTGGAAGCTTTTGCAAAGAAGGTAGCTGAAGACACAGCTGCTAAGATTGCTATGAAGCAAGCCGAGCAAAAAGCAGCTGATGAAGCAGACGCAAAGGCAGCAGCCGAAGCAGACGTTGAAAAAGCACAGGCTCTCGAAGCCGAAGAAATCCGCGTTAAAACTGGCGTACAAACCGGCGTTGAAGCTCTTATGGCTGACGTTGAAGCTAAGCTAGCTGAAAAAGACGCAAAAATGGACGAAGTACTCAAGCAGTATAAGTCTGAGTTGGAAGAGAAATCAGCAGAGATCGATGCTATGCAAAATAGCAAGAAGTCTTTCACTGACCGTTCTTCTAAGGGTGATGTATCTAAGTGGGGCCAAGAGTTCTTGAAAGCTCACCTATTGGGTGTTATGACTCGTAAGGGTATGAACACTGAGTTCGCTCGTGACTTACAAGAAAAAGCAGGTATCGACTATACTACAGCAGCCGCTGATATTGATCAGGAAGTTTCTAGTCTCATCGAGAAAGAAATCATGAATGAGTTGAAAGTAGCTCGTTTGTTCCGTGAAATCCCTGTAAATGGTGCAGCAACTGTACTTCCTATCCAGCCT